CAGCCCTTAGTTTAGCTAATTTTTCGTTTTGTTCAAGCTTTTCTTCTTGTGTATCTTTGTTCATCATCGCTCTCATACGATCTAAATCAATTCTTTCTTGGCCTTCACGCTCTTTTCTTTCATTTTCCATTGCTCTAAGGTCAACTTCTCTAGATTTTAGCTTTAATAGAGGGTCTCCATCTAGTTGTGATGTAATTTTGTTTTCTTCTTTTGCAAATTCTGCTGTTAGTTCTCCTATTAAGACAGCTTTTCTACCTTCTATCTTTTCTAAACTAGCTTTTACTTGTTGTGCAATCATAGGATCTTGCATTGCAGCTTGTTGAAGCTGTTGAACTTCTAATAATTCTTGTTGAAACTCTAATTGTACTTGTTCTTGTGCCATAATTGCAATGTGCTCTAGTATATTTTTTTGTATTACACCCATAACCATAGGTGCATTTCTAACCATATTAATTTGCATGAAATTTAAATGCGCTTCAATGTGTGCTCTGTGGTCTTGACCAGGAAAAGCTTGGAATGGTTTCATACCTAACGCTTGAATGTGTTCCATACTTGGATCCATTGGTGTTGGTTGTTGAGGTGCTGGTAAAATTGCATTTATATTTTTTACACCGATCGCTTCATACATAGATCTGTATGCTTGATACAAGTTATGAATTTGTGGATTAGATTGTGCTAATTGTAATTGTGTTTGAGCCATAGATATTCTCTGTGTTTGTGAAAATATGTTTGGATCAGCTATAGGTAAAATATCTACTCTGTCATCAAAGTCCATCATCTTGATTGTTCTTGATCCGCCAACTACATCATAAGGATATTCTTTTGGTAAATAAGTTTTAAATACATTAGCTAATAATTTAAACTCTTGTTTTAAACCAACGTATAATCTTTTGTGTATCGCTGACATTACTCTTGAACCTCTTTCAAGTAATGCAACAGTTGTACCGACAGCAGCTTGTTGGTTCATATCACCCACTTGTGCATCTGCGATAGACGCGAAACGTTGACCTGCTCCAACAACTATACCTAATAATTGTAAAAGGACCGGTGATGGTTCTTTGTAAGGTAGTGTCATAAACTGATCACGAATGTTGCCACCCGGAGCGTCTACATCTCTAAACTCTCCAGGTTGCAGGGGTTGTGCATCGTCCCGAACTCGGATGCCTCTGGATTTAAATCCAGCTGGTAAATTTGCTAATGTGCCTGCATCTAATAATTGTCTTAATGCAGATGTTGCAGTTCTAGATAATCCACCAATCATGTGAATTAAACCAAAACCATAAAAACCTAAACCTGGTAAAAATTTAAAATGTACAAAATAATTTACTTTATTTTTTTGTGGATCATTTTCTTCGTAATTTCTTTTGATTGATAATATTTTTCCTGAGCCTTCTTCAACTGTTACAACGTATGGAAGTTTTATTCCTGTAGGTTGTCCGTCTTGACCTACGTCTTCAAAACCTTCTAGGTCTATATTCACATGACACTCTAATAGAGTATACATATCATCTTGTTTAGTTTGTTTAACGCCTTCAAGCTCTCTTTCTTTTTTAGTAATCTCGTCTGTGTCCATGTTAGGACTATTTAAATCTATATCAGAATAAAATCCTGAAACTTGTTGTTTTCTTAAATCGTTCTCCGACATTTTTATAATGTGAACAACAGATTCTGCGTCGTCTAAACTTGTTGCTGAGTAGGGTACCACCAGATCATCGGCAGGTACAAATTTTGAGACCGCCCTACCCAAAAGATCATCATAATAGACCTTCTTAAAAGTTGATCCACTTAGAGGGAGATAGAAAAGCATTTGATCAAACTCCGGCTCATATTCTTTCATCTGGTCCATGATCTGGTAATTCATAAAATCTTTTACACGATTCGATTGATCTTGTTTCTGTGGAGTTTGTGCTCCCAGGATCTGTGTTCTTACAGGTCCATCTGCAGGTAATAATTCTTTATATGCCTGTGCTTGAAATTGAGTTATTGCTTCTGATAATATTGGATGTGTTACACCTGAAGCACCTTTGAAAGGTTCTGTTCTTCTGTCATATTTAAAACCAAGAAGATCCAAACCATTTCTATAAGTATCTTCCCAATCTTTTCTTGATGTTCTGTAATCTTTGTAATCAGAAACTAATTGAGAACCTAAAGGGTCTAAAATTGACTCGTCTAATAATTCTGCTAAATTTTGAAAATGTGATGTTGATTCACCAACTACTGCGTTAGGATCAAATGAAATCTCAGCTCCACCATCAGGCATCTCTGTAACTTCAACATCAGATTCTTCTTTTGGTTCGTTTGGGATTTGTACTGTTTCGTTGGTATTAATGTCTTCGACTTTTAATTCCGCTTCGTTAGGTAATCCTTTTTCTATTTCAGCCATAACAATATTCTATAGGGTTTGATATGCTCCTGCAATGCCTTGATACATAGGTCCTCTCTCCGGCGCTATTGTATCAGTTAATCCACCTTTGTAAAAGCCTTTTTTTCCAGTTATTTCTTCTTCGATCTCTTTGACTATATCATCTTTAATATCGTCAACATCATCAAAAGTGCCATCTCTACTAGGTACTTCTTGAACTTCATCATATTCATCAGGTGGTTTTTTACCTTTTGTAGTCTCATCTGCCTGACCTTTTTTGAGGTAGAAAGTTGATCTATCTTCAATAGTATCATAAGCTTCATCTCCACCAAATTTCATACCATATTTATCTCTTGTAACTCTAACATCTCCTGAAGCTAAATCTTCCACTAATTCATATTCAGAACCATCTTGACCTCTATAAACGGTTGCTTCTTCTAAATCATTTTGTGTTCTTCGTTTATTAGGAGTTCCAAGTTTTTTAATTTTTTCTACTAACATTAAAAATTTATCATAACCAAGTTTTACACCCTCTGCAACGGCAGGTGCTGCAGTTTCAACTGCTTTGGTTGCAGGTTTTATATACTTACCTACAAATGGTAAAGCAGCTAATATACCCATACCTTTTATAAATTTTCTTCTTCCTTTATCTATCGGTCCACCTTCTTTAAAACCTTCTCCATAATAATCTATTAACTCAGGTGCTTCAGAAGCTATCCTTGCTTGTCTATTTAATTCTCTTTGAGTATTTAATCTTTCCTGAACTCCTGCTAAATCAACAGACTCAATACCTTGTAGATCAGGTGTATAAAAATCAGAGCTTAAATCAGACTCATCAGACTCTATCAACTCTCTAGTCTTAGCTTGTCTTTCCACAGGAGTCATTCTTGAAACATCTTGAATACCTTGAGCTGCAGTTTGTAACATAAAAGGACTTGCTAAAACTTCTGCAGCTGACTTACCTTTTTGCATTTCGTTAATCATAAATCCTGCCTCAAGTGGTATAGCTAAAGGTGCTAATGCTTTACCTGCTGCTTTAAAACCTTTACCAATAAGTTGTCTTCCTTTTTTAGTTCCTACTGCTGCAGCTCCTGTTCCTGCTGCAACTGTCTCTGGTAAAATACTTCCTGCTTCTGTTCCATCTGCTGCTGCTGCAGCGGTACTTCCCAATCCTATAACACCTGATGTTGCTATTCCAAGTTTTTCTGCAGTACCAAATTCTAACGCATCTTTTAATTCATCAATTTGTTCTCTTGGATAACCAGCTTTAGAATAAAATTTATCTAAATTAAATTTAGTTTGATCTAATACATTTCTTTTATAAATTTCTTTTTGCTCTTTACTTAAATCTTTAAAAAATTTTGCATTAGGATTTATTTGATCTACTAATCCCACTCTAAAAGCAGGGTTAACCTTTGACATATCAACAAACAAATCTTCAGACTTAAAAGTTCCTCCTTGTTTTGGAATATTAATATCTATTTTTGGAAGTCTATTCTCTTGTCCTTTAAAATACTCACCTTGATATGTTGTAGTTTTTTTAGTTCTAGGATTAAAAAGACTCGTTCCCTCTTTAGATAAATTTGCAACATCATCTACAGCTTTAGAATATAAAGAGTTCATTGTGCTCTTAATATCTTGTAACTCCTCTAGTTCTTTAGGTCCTATTTTTTTACCAACAAGTTTATTTAATCTTTTAAGTAAAACATCATGTTTAGCTTCATACCCTGTTGCTTCTAAAATACCTCGGTTAACTATAGGATCTTGATAGACTAAAGTATTAATTTTATTGATGTTAGAATTTTTTGTTAATTTAGGATATTTATCTGTAATTTTAATTGACAAAGGATGTCCAACATCTTCTATTGCTCCTGGTACAAATATTCCCTCTTCTTGAGAAATTTTTCTAGCAGCTTGTAAAAAAGCTGAATTAAAATTTTTTTGTTCTGCATCTAATTTAGTAGCTATTTTTACTCTTTCACCTTGTGCAACTCTATCACCTTTAACTAATTTTTTTTCATATCCTTTTGTTATTTTATTAACTGCATCACTTAATCTAAATTTTTTAGTTTTATTAATTTCTCCACCACCTATTTGTTTAGAGTTTACATTAAATCTATTTAAATCAGCTACCAGCCTATCTATTTGTTTTTTATTAGACACATCTATCTTTAAAATATTACCTATATCTTTCGCTGTATAAAATTCATTTTTGTTTTTATCAGTTATAAATTTTTTTAAAAAATTTTTATCACGTTTTGCTTCTGTAGTTGCGTCTGCATAAGAAATAACTTTTTTAGGTGTGGGTATAACCGAGGACATTTTGCCTCCTTCTGAAATATTTCCTATTCTTCTATTTTCACCCCCTAAAGTGCTAGCTTCTATACTTCTATATTTTTCTCTATTAATACCGAGCTTACGTAAGGCTGCACTTTTATTTCCATCAAACTCTTTACGAGCATATTCAAAAAAAGCTTCTAGAAATTTTTTTTCAGGCCCTCTATCTTTTTTTGTGGACTCACCAACTTTTCTTGCGCCTTGATAAGGTTCAATTTTTTTTAACAAAGCCTTTACCACACCACCTGTACTAAACATATCTCTTACTTCATCAGGATTCTCTAATGCAGGTTTTGCTTTTTCAAAGTTAGCGTCTCTTATCTTTTGTAATTCTTTCTCTGGCTTTTTCTTAGGAAGCAGCGGTCCGCGCTCCCCTTTTAATCTATCTAGTATCTCTATAAACATTTATTTTTTCCTGAACATTGTAGCGAGACCACCGAATGCAAAACCGTCGAACGCGCTACCATCTTTTTCCATTTGTTCTTCTATTAGATCTAGTAACTCTTTTCTGTCGTTGTCAGATAGTTGCTTAAACTCAGCACTCTTGCCACTGATTAAATCTTTTGCGTATTGTTTATTTTCTCTAGGACTGTTTAATTTTATTTGTGTAGAGATACCACCTTTAATTCTTTTAGGGTCTATTAACTCATCAAAAGTTTCATCACCTCTAAGTTGAGTAGAAGATTTTTTAGACATGCCACCTTCGATAACTTTAGGTTTAAAACCTTTAAACATTTCTGATTCGTCGATTGCTTTTGCTGCAACGCTTCCTGGTTGTACACCTGGCGGATAACTCTTTTGCATAAAGCCTAATTCATTTCTTTGATTGTGTGGTGGATATTTTTTGTTAAACAGATCTCTTAATGTTTCGATTCCTGAATCAGCTTGGTCTTTTTTTCTCATTGCTGTAGCTTCTGCAATAGCTAGTTCGTCTAACTTAATATTTTCTGCAGGGGTAGGAAATCTTTTATTTGATTTAACAAATTGTTTGAACAGCATATCTTTTGCTATTCTAATAAAACTAGCCATTAGTAATACTCCATGTCTCTTTTAAAACTAGGTTCAGTAATTTCATCATCTTTATAATCCTCCGGGTGAGATACGAATCCTCCTTCTCTGAATCTACGAACAGCTTGAGTAGTTGAATCAACCAAGTCGTCGTGATCGCCATAAGGAAACGCAGCACATTCCTCTATAACTTCTTCCGCAAACCTTTTATTGGGCGCCCATATCATACCAGACTCAAATAATGGTGAACAAGCGTTTACTCTAACATATTTATCATTGCCCCTATTAGGACTATAATTTACCACTGGTATACCCATTTGACGTAATTCGTGTGTCAAAGGTAATCCAGAAGCCTTAGACTCTATCACAACTGTCTCAGGTTTCCAATAGTTGTATTGCTCTAATGCCTTTCTTCTAAGATCAGGAAAATCATATCTACCTTTAAGAGAATCTAATAATATTAACTGATCAGGACCATCTGAATCTGGATTGAATACGCCCCAGGTCGTAATAGCTGAGTAATCTGCATTTTCTTTTTTTGAAAAGGCAGTGTCATAAGATTGTATAATATGTTTTAAAACAGGTATATCTTCTGATTCCCAAGTTCTCCACCATTCACGTTTGATGATCGCGCCTTCTTCTGACGTAGGATTCTGCATCCATTGCGCGTTCCACTTTGGTACAGACAAAGATGCTCTAACACCTTCTAATTCTTCTTGTTTCCAAAACTCTGGCCATAGTGGTTTTTCATTATCCATAATAGCAGGAAACTCTACTAGTTCCCATTGATCTGCTTTTGGATCTTTGGCTTGTGCTTCCATAAGTTTTTGAGTCAAATCTTTTATTGACCAACGAGTCATTACAACAACGATAACTCCACCAGGTTGAAGACGTTGTCTTGGACCTGATGTATACCACTCATATGCTTTTTCTAATGCTTCAGGAT